TCAGAATCAGAATCAGAATCATTGTCACTAACCTCTATTAATTCGGAAGCAATTGGACCATTATTACTTACATTTACAGGGGGTTGTCTCGTCATAGAAGACATTTCCATATTCGCAATAAATGATTGTAATAGTCTAGCTTGTTCCATTTGTGCTTTTTCTAAAACAGTTATACTCCTTCTAAAGTATAAAAATAGAACTGAAGTTAAAATAAATGTTATTCCTAAACACAATAATGTGCTTGTGTCAAGTAAATTCTCTAGCATTATTATTAATTTCATATATAAATAAAATTAAAAATAAACGTAACTATTGAGATTTCATATAGTTAACAGCATCTGTTAAAATTACATTTGGATATTGTAAATCAGCTAAAACTTTTAACCCACCCTTTATACTAGATATACCGTCAATGATGTTGTAGGTATAATCAAAATTAAAATCATCTATCTGTTTAACATTCATATTACGATTTATAACTTCAGAGTCTAATTTATTACATATATCTATTAAATGAGTAGTTAACACATAATCTATATTTGGCCTATTATTCAAATACTTTATGAAACCATATGAACTTGATGATGCTTCGTGTGGATTTGTTCCTGAAAATAATTCATCAAATATACAGAAATGTTTTTGGTTGTCTTCTAAACTATCCACAATTTCTTTACATCTCCTAGCTTCAGCTTGAAACAAACTGTCACGGCCTGAAGTATCTGGTATATTCAAGTAACAATGGATACTGTGATATAGTGGTAATGTAGCTTTAGAATAGAATCCATAACCTGTTGATTGAGAGAAAATCTGATTAAATAAAATAGTTTTCAATATAGTTGTTTTACCTGATGCGTTTGGACCAGTAATAATAATATTTTTACTCAATTCTATATCATTTTTAATAGGTAATTCATGCAACATATATGGATAAAACGTTTGCGTCATTTTCATTTTTTTTCCAAAATTACATTTATTGATTAATTTCTCTCTACACAATAATTGTAAACCATTCATATGTTCCATATATGAGTTCAATCCGATTGAATATTCAATAGATTGCTTGAGGGATTCATTTGTATGAATTTCATAAAAGTATTTCATAACATTGCCAATTTCACATGATTTTTGTGTCATATTTATAATTGAAAATGGTTTTATTTTGTCTAACTTATGTTTTAATTCAACATAATGTGATTTATTAAATTGTAATACAGCTAAAAATGGCTCATATGTTTTATATGTGGATATCTTATTTTCCAATATAGAAATGTTATCTATAGTGCTAGTTAAATATTTATTAAGTAAATATAAATCATTATGTATAGAATAAAAATTTTTATAGAACCTATAACATACTAAGGAATTTTGATAAACCGAAAATAAATAAAACGCAAATGTAATTAACCCATATATGCGCTTATCCCATGAAACCTCACCCATTATGTTTCCAATACTTCCTAATGCGTGTTTAGAAAATATTTCTTTGAGTACACGATAATATGTCTCCATGTTTATTTTAACACCATTAAATTTTAACATAAAAAAAGGCACTATAAGTAAAATAATAGGTATAGTGAGTGTAATTACAGGCGATAATAAATTGTATATGCTTAATACCTGTAAAAATGGACCTGAATTATTTAAAAATTTAAAGTAATCTACATCTATATAGTAATATCTGTCTATGAAAGTTTCGTCATTCTTCATATTTTGCCATAATTCATTAAATTCGTCATATGTATGCTGCTTATCTTCTATACCATCATCCTTCTTCCACCCATGTATTAGTTTTTGGGTTTCTTTCAAAAATAATTTATTATTTGTAAAATATTCACTATGCATCTTTAGATTTAGTTTTCCAATATTAGATTTTGGATTATAAATTGTTTGTAAAAGTGGATCTCTTGAATCAGAATCTACATTTACTTTTAATAGTTCTAAATCATCCACAATATTTTTGTCAATACAATATTTATTCTCTAAATAAGAAATTGGTAATTCAAACTGTGTCATTAATAAATTAAATGATATAATTTATTAATTTAATACGAATTTAATACGAATTTAATACGAATCTATATACGAATCTATATACGAATCTATATACGAATCTATATACGAATCTAAAATTTACTTGGTAATTCTTTAATTTGTGTATCATAATACTCTTCAATTTCTTTAATCTTTTTTACATCACGACGTGTAATGAAATTAATTCCCATTCCTTTGCGTCCCCATCTCCCAGAACGACCGATGCGATGTATATAAGTATGTATATCATTTGGAACATCAAAATTAATAACCGTACTAACTTGTTGAACGTCAATGCCACGTGCTGTTAAATTAGATGAAATTAACACTCTGGAGATGCCTTTTGCAAAATCATTATATGAATTCTCTCTGTCCCCCTTATCCATACCACTATGAATCGCAGTTACTGGAAAATTATCCTTTAATAATGCCTCGCATAAATCTGTTACACGCGTAATACTATTACAATAAATAATACATTGGCTTAATGTTACTTGTTCAAAAATATCCTTTAGTGTATCATATTTCTGTGCATCATTCTCAAGTGCAACATAATACTGGTCGATTCCCTCTAATGTAACAGCATCAGCTTTTACTAAAATTTTTACAGGGTCTCTCATAAATTTTTCAGTTAATATATGAATTTCCTCCGGTAATGTCGCACTAAATAAACATACCTGAACGTCTGTTCCTAAATAATGAAAAATGTTATAAATTTGCTCTTTAAAACCAGCTGACAACATCTCGTCGGCTTCATCTAGATAAATTGTTTTGATTGTTTGCCCGTTGATTTGTTTTCGACGCATTAAATCGTGAATACGACCAGGGGTTCCTACTGCAATTTTAGGTTTATCGCGTAAACTAGATATATCATCTTCCATTGATTTGCCACCAACGAATAATTTAGCATTTATATATGTTACAAATGTTCCTAAGTCGGTCAACACTTTATGAATTTGTGTAGCCAATTCTCGTGTAGGCGCCATAATCAAACACTGTAATTCTTCTTTTTCAGGATCGATAAGCTGAATTGCTGATGTGGTAAATGCTCCCGTTTTACCTGTTCCTGATTGAGCTTGGCCGATTACATCTCTTCCATCAACAATCGGACGAATTGCCCTAGATTGAATTGGACTAGGTTCTTCAAACCCATGTGCGTATATTCCTCTTAATAAATCTTCCTTTAAATTTAATTCATCCCAACTCTTTACTGACTCTTTATAATCCATATGATAATAACTATAATAATGTTTAAGTCAGTTAGTTTATTATTATTTAAAAAATTGATATAAAATAATTTTATCATAATTATAATATAATACAATACAATGACAACTCTTGTATATTCTATCGCAGATTTTGAGAATATAAATAATGAGAATATAAATAATGATTCTATATTTACATTACCATCTAATGTTATTGAATTAATTGATAGTATTACGAATCAAGTATCCTCACCAACATATGTAAAAACACCTAATTTTTCAGAGTCATCTAAACCATATAAGAAAAAAAACAAACATGTTGATAATATTACATCTGAAGACTGGGATGCTATACGAAACTTTCAAAAAACGAAAATTGTTAAAAAAGAAGGAATTGATAAGGAAATTGATAATATCCGTTTACTTGTCAATAAATTAACTGATAAAACATATACTGTGATTGTAGAAAAAATATGCGCTACCTTGGATGAATTATGTAGCGATGATAAATATGATACAACATGTATTGATAAAATCGGATATGCCATTTTCAATCTAGCTTCATCAAATAAATTCAATAGTAATACTTACGCAAAATTATGTAATGAATTAAACAATCGGTATGATTTTATGGTTCCAATCATTAATAATCTTATTTCAGAATTTATGAAAATATTTGATAATATGGTTTTTGTAAATTCTAGTGACGATTATGACAAATTTTGCGACATGAATATTGAAAATGATAAAAGAAGAGCTTTAAGTTTATTTATTACAAATCTTGAAAAACATAAGGTTGTTACACATGATTTTGTATTTGATAATATTTGTAAGATTCAATCTAAAATGATGGATAGTAAAGACGATGCATCAAACAAAACAGAAAATGACGAACTTATTGAAAATCTATTTATACTAATTACTAATGTAAATCGTCCAACTACATCTACACGATGGGATAGTATTAATACACATATTGTTGATATTAGTAAGAATAAATACCCAGGAATTACAAGTAAATGTAAATTTAAACATATGGATATTATTGATTATATCAAAAAAAATACATAACTGTCAAAATAAATATAAATATATTCTACAATATACATGTAAATGAATACTACTATGGCCCAATCATTACATGATGACGCACAAAATGACCGTAAAACCAATAATGTCATTCTTTCATATAATACTTCTAACACTATATGTACGGATGATATACAGTCTGAATTACAACATGATATTTTTAATGACAATTTTTTTTCTGATTTTAATGATGAATTAGAACAAGATAATTTATTAGCACAACAAATGGATTATTTAGATAATTATACATTGAAAACATTACATCATATAGCATGTTATTATAAACTACAAAAGAATAAGCTAAAAAAAGAACAATTAGTCCAAAATATTATTGAATTTGAAAATAATCCTGAAAATTCAGATATTGTATATAACCGAAAACGGTTGTGGTATTTTATACATGAATTAAAAGATGATGAATATTTTTCAAAATTCGTAATATTTACAATGTAAATAATTA